TTAAATATAATACGCCATGTAGGACGGTATGTTCGTGATAAGTTAAACTATCGTTTGGTTTAATTTCATTTCCCCAAGCACTTTCTATTTTAAATTTTTCTAAAAAAAATTTAAATATTTTAGGGTGAGTTGTTTGATGTTTATTAATTATATAACTTATAAAATTTATAAAATCTTTTTTATCTTTAAAATAATTCCAATCAGTCATGCCTCCTTTGACATTAGTATAGTTTTCCATTTTTGGATTTAAGTTATTTTTAATTTCAATAATAAAATGATTAATAATTTCTGGAAAAGGATAGTGTCCAAAAATTATGTTTACTGTTCTAGGATAAGTAATAGTTAAACTATTTTTATTTTCATTTAATTGATCTTCTTTATTTATAAATTTAAACATCTATTTTTTTTTACCAGTAGTTTTTAAAAAATTATCATAAGCATGGTTTTTAAAAGGACCATTTTGATTAACATAATGTAAAAATACTTGAGCCATACCTTCACCTTTATATACACCAGGTCGCCAATGTTCTTGATCACACCCAGCATATAGTATAGCATCCCCTTCTTCTAATTCAAAAGAAGTTCCCTCAATAACTATAGGCCAATTATCATATTTTTTTATACAAGCAGTAACGGACACTTCACACGAAGGTCGATCAGTATGTTTTTTTAATTCCCCACCAAAAATATAATATCTCCAATAAGAATAAGTTGGAAATAATTTTAAATTAGCTTCTTCTTCTACTTTAGGTAATTTAACATCTAAAAAAGAAGTCATTAAGGGATCTAAATACCATGCTGGTGAAAATGATGGTCTATCTAAAACATAATCTTTATTAGCATCTAATTTATTATAACAATATTTTTGAAGAAAATTTAATTCTTCTTTAGTAAAAAAATTTTTAATAAGTTTATATTCTACTGCAGCCATGCGACAATACTATATCTAGTTCCTTTAGTAATAGGTTGAATACCATGAGGATATAAAAAATTGCTTGGAAAAAATACAATAGAACCTTTACTAAGAGTTAATTTTTTAATTTCTTTACAATTTTGATCAGTAAAAATTAAATCTCCACCTTCATAATTATCATTTAAATTTATAATAATACTTAAAGTTCTTGTAGTGGTAGTAAAATGATCTGTATGAACTTCATATTTTCCTCCAACTTTATATTTTAAAATATCAATTTGATTTATTTTTAAACTTTCCATTTTTGGAAATTTTGCTTTATAATAAATATATAATCTTTCAATTTCTTGTTTTATATAGTTCCAATAAAATAGATTAGTAGGAGTATGAAAATTTAAATGATAACCTTTAACATTTCTTATTTTTGTATTCATTCCACCAAAAGTTTCTAAATTTTTTTTAGCTTTTTTATCAATTAAAGATATAATTCTATTAATAAATTCGTGTGAAACAATATTTTTTATTTCAACGATTGCTTCTAAGTGATCCATTATTTATAATCTTTCATTTTGTAAAATATAATCATCTTTATATAAATCAATTTTTAATAAATCAATGAATAATAGTGTATTGAAATTACAAATAATCTGATATAAAGCGTTGTAAATAAGATTTTTATGTTACAGAAAATACAATTTAAGCCAGGATTTAATAAACAACAAACTGCAACCGGAGCCGAAGGGCAATGGATTGATGGGGATAATGTTAGGTTTAGATATGGCGAACCACAGAAAATAGGGGGTTGGCAAGAATTAGTTAATAAGACCCTTGCAGGTCCTGCACGTGATCAGCTCACATGGACTGCATTAGATGGTAAAAAATATGCAGCCATTGGTACTTCTAAACTATTAGTTATTTATTATCAGGGTCAATTCTTTGATATTACACCCCTTGGCACAGCTTTAACTTCTTGTACATTTAATACCACTAACGCTTCAACAACAGTAACTGTTAATAAGGCAGGTCATGGTTTAGAAGTTGGTGACTATATTACGTTTTCAAGTGTTACTGCTCCTACAGGATTTGTGGCAACTGATTTTACAACAAATACTTTTGAAGTTATAACAGTTCCAACATCAGGAACTTTTACAGTGACAATGGCAGTTGCATCATCAGGCACTGCATCTAGTTCTGGTTCTGCAACTGTAAATCCTTACATTATTGTTGGACCAAATTTACAAACTCCTGCTTATGGTTATGGCACAGGATATTTTGGTGGAATTATTCCAACATCTGTTACAACACAATTAGATGGAGCGCTTAACAGCTCTGCTACAACTATTACTGTAGATGCAACCGCTGCATTTCCAACATCAGGTCGAATAGATATTGATACAGAATTAATTACTTATTCAGGTAAAACTGCAACTACTTTTACAGGTTGTGTTAGAGGTGTGAACGGATCTACAGCTGCATCACATTTAGATAATGCAGTAGTAACTAACGCAACAGATTGGATTGATTGGGGTGAAGAATCAAATACGGCAGCAGTAACTCTTGCACCTGGATCCTGGTCGCTTGATAATTTTGGACAAATTTTAGTTGCAACTATTAAAAATGGTCAAACATTTACTTGGGATCCATCAGTTGTAGGTTCAACATCAACAAGAGCAACAGTTGTATCAGGTGCACCTACAGCATCGATAATGAGTATTGTATCTGACAGGGATAGACATTTATTTTTATTAGGAACAGAAACAACTATTGGAACGCCATCAACACAAGATCCAATGTTTATAAGATTTTCAAATCAAGAAGATATTAATACTTACAGTCCAAAAGTTACCAACACTGCAGGAACATTTAGACTAGATACAGGCAACGAGATTATTGGAGCTATACAAGGTAAAGATTATATTTTTGTACTTACTGATTTAGCAGCATATGTTATTCAATTTGTAGGTCCTCCATTTACATTTTCTGTAAGACAAGTTGGAACAAATTGTGGTTGTATTGGTCAACACGCAATTGTGTTTGCTCAAGGATCTGTATTCTGGATAGGATTTGGTGGTGGATTTTTTGTTTACGATGGAACAGTTAAACAATTAGGATCACTTGTAGAAGACTTTGTATTTACAGATTCTGGAGATAATTTAGGATTTAATTTTGATGCAAGTCAAATAACTTATGGTTATCACAATTCATTATTTAATGAAGTAGGTTGGAATTATGCAAAAGCAGGATCAACACAGGTTGATAGAAATGTAATTTATAATTATTTAGAAAACACTTGGACAACGGGATCTTTAGCAAGAACAACTTATGTAGACGCAGAGTCTTTTGATTTACCGTATGCAACAGAATTTTATTCAACTAATACTCCTACATTTCCAACTATTAATGGAGTAACTAATACTTATGGAGCAACTAAATATTGGTCACATGAAACAGGTGTTAATGAAGTATCTGCAACAGGTGTTAAAACATTAATTGCTTCTTTTATAAGATCTGGAGACTATGATATATCAGAACAAGGACTTAATGGAGATGGTCAATTCATTATGCGTGTTAAAAGATTTATTCCAGACTTTAAAGATTTAGAGGGTAATGCAAAAATAACTTTGTTTTTTAGAGACTATCCTGCTAATGCAAGTTCAACACCTTCTACGACACCACCTTTAATTACAGGACCATTTACAATTACATCATCAACTGATAAAATAGACACACGTGTGAGAGGAAGACAGGTGAGTTTAAAAATAGAAAATGATGCATTAGATGAAAGATGGAGATATGGAACTTTACGTTTAGATATTGAAGCAGGAGGGAGACGATAATGGCAAAAATTACAGCATACATACCAGAACCCACGCCTGAATATGATGTAAATAATCAAAGGCAAATTTTAGAATCAATTAATACACTTAAAAATCAATTAAATTTTTCTTTTCAAAAAGAAATAAAAGATGAATTAGAAATATTTAGTTGGTTTTTATTTAGCGGACCTAGTACGTAAATGGCAATTTCTTATAAAAATCAAGGTTATGATTTAACCACAAGTAATTTAACTACAGTATTAAATATTAACACATCTAGCGTTGCAATAATAAAAGAAATATCTGTAGCCAATGATGATAATTCAGCACATAAAGTAGATTATTTTTTTCATGATGCATCTACATCAACTTCTTATAAATTTTATCATAC